TTTCTTCTTGGCTGAACGAGTAAACTTGAACAGTTTCTTTCCAATATACTTTCGACCTGTTGGAACACAGGTGATAACATAGACGAAGGCTTGATAGCCTTCTGGTACTTCTGTAAATGGTTCGTTTTGATAGGTCCACATAGACCTATATATTATTCTTCGTAGTCACTCAATTCAGGTGGATACTTTTCATTATAGGCTTCATCAAACGACGGATCGATGTTTAGATAACCGTCGATGCCCTTAACTTCAAACTCCTCTAGAACCTCTAATAGTATATCATACATTGCTTGCCTATTCTCAGCATCAATGTCACTCTCTGATAAAAGTTCTATAAACTGTCCAAATATGGCTGCTCGTTCTCCGGCCATTACTGTTTGTCCTTTCTAAAGTAAGACATATAGGCTTGGAACGATTCAACCATCATTTTGTATCCAATATTGGACACTACCATAAAATTTCTATACCACTCATAAGAGGTACTCCTAGCCAGTATGTCTGGGTTTTTTTCTTTCTTCTTTCGTTTATGCTTCTTCTGTAATAGTGCCTTATCATTTATCATCATCTCAAAATATTGTATTCTCTTTTCATTCATTTGCTGACAAGAAAGCAAGTAAGGATCAGGACCCATCACCTTTCTTGCCTTTCTCATCTTCTTTGCTATGTGTCTAGCAACATGCAACTGTTCATGTAAGATTTCATCCAGTTCATTCATAAAATTTCCATAGTGAACAATGCACGAGTGTATAGTTCTGGATCATATGGAATCTTCTGTCTAGAAAAGACAACAAACCCCATGTCACCAGGTTTCATTACCTCACGCATGGACGTGCCTGTGGTCCATACATCATCGACCACAAGACGAATTGGATTCTTTGGATTAACATACTTCTGTAAAGCATTGGCTAGCTTAGTGCCGCCTCTTGGAATGCCATAGACAGAACCAAACTGGGTCTTTTCACTAATCATCTTAGCAAGACATTCCCAATCTTCGTCTGTGAGTGCGTCACATTCAATCTTCCATTCTAGTTCATTACCAGCATGGGAGATAAAGTTGCCAAGTTGAAATAGGTTCATGGTACAATCCTAATAGTTGTGTCTGAATCCTGCTTTACAATGCTATAAAGAGTAGCAGCATTGCTTGGAGAAAGGCGAACGCAGCCGTGAGAAGCGGGTCGACCCAAAGCACCAACATGAGGAGTAGCGTGAATTGCATAACCACCGCTAAAAAAGATAGAATGAGGCATCGGGGCATTGTCATATTTCTTTGAATAGTGCATTAGTTGAAGGTAATAAGGATGGAAAGTACCAGTGGGAGTATAATAACCTTTGCGGGCGGTTGAGACTCGCCACTGATACGAGCCATAATCACTATCAACCTGCATCAACTGGTGAGACTTACTAATAGTGATATTAGTTTCGGCGAACGCTGGCATGGAAGCCAGCATCGCCATCATTACGATAATCTTTCTCATATCTCACAACCTCCTGCGGTACATGCTAATGTTTGGACACCTTCAACGTTGTCATCCATTTCAACCAATGTGTCCCAATCAAGATGTTCTGGAATTGTTGGTAGCATTGCTTCATACAAGTCTTGTGTGATTTCCTCGTATGGAGCCTGACGATATGAACCACCATCATGAGGCAAGAATGATACACCAGACATTTCGTCAAAGTGATCATACACCCACGCACCAACTTTCATCCATTCATTTTCTTTGACGTTGATTGTAACTGATGGCTTATGTTCGCACCAGGCTTCCTGATAGATAGCCCATAGTTCAAGATGCTTGATAGCGTCAATATCGTCTCTTACAACTGCGCCCTTTGGTGCTTTCATTGGGAAAGAGAACACTGTTGTGGAGTCAGGCTTCATAACGTCTGGTTCCCATGGCACACCCTTGTCCTTCATGAATTGGGTGAGAGGATCTTTGTTATCAGCACGGACACGACGGATATAATAATTGGCATGGCGAGGATGAATGCCAGAAGCGGAGTCACAGAGTTGTGAGACTGTTCCTGATGGTTTAACACAGGTGATTGCGGCTGCTGCGTTGATGCCGAGTGTGTTGGCGAGGTTAGCATTGGTGTTGATCGCATGATCACGGAGTTCATTTAGTCTCTCCTTTATATTCTTATCTTCTGGATTGTTAAACAACTTGGAGTCATAGATGCCTGTAAGAGAAACACCAAGTAGTCTTTCTTCTTCGGCATTCTTAACCCAAATCTTTCTTAGATACGGGAAATCAGTGAGAGTAGATTGGAAAGTACCGAGAATAGTAGCAATCTCAATCTTCTCCTTAATCTGTTCAATAGTGTCTGTGGCTCGGATAACCACCTCTGTGAGATTACAAAATCCATATGGTCTAAGGATGATTTCAGAACACGGGTTTGTGCCGAATAACTGATCATGATTGCGTCTTCCGTTTCTTTTGGCAATTTTCTGACATGCTTCACGACTAAATAATCCTCTCTCTCCTGATTTGCTTTCGTATAGTGAAACCCATTCCTGCATGAATGTGCCGACTTCTGGCTTCTCATTATACACAGCACTATTGTTTGATAGGGCTCGCTGTGGATTTGCTTCCCACCAAGCACCTGCTTTAGCATGACGCATACGGTCATCTGATAAGTTAGATAGGCTGATCATTGCGGAGCGACGAACGCCTCCGACTACTACGACCTCGCCTATCTTACACATGATGTCATGGCACTCAAGGGATGTGAGGCGTCGACCATGTGCGTTCTTAAACATCTTAACAACAAACTTAAACAATTCTGAAAGCGGGCCAGGACCTGACGAACGACCACCAAATGTCTTTAGAGGAGCACCTGCTGGTCGAACCTTTGTCAGATCCCACTTGGGAATCTCACCCGTGTATAGCAATGCGATAAGCATACGCAAAGCCTTGGCCCATCCTTCCTTACTATCACGGACAGATATGATAGTTTCAGAATCAAACATCTTCTCTGGAATCTCTGGTAGTTGATTGATGAACTGACGTTCAACAGAGAATCCAACACCAGTACCACATAGAAGAATAAACATGGCTTCGTCAAAAGCCTTTGGATCATCGATAGGTAGGAATGAACAGTTATAACCACAAGTGTTATCACGGTTCAACGCAAGGCCCGATGTCATCAAGGCTCGCATAGATGGCATGACCTTCATGTCATGGATATGATCAAATAGTCTCTTACGGAGATCAGGTGTTATATCATAACTATGTTTTGTATGCAGGTGCATATACATAAAGTCAAGATAACGATTGATAGTCTCTTCCCAATTCTCACGGCGATTTTGTTCTGGCAGATAGCGTGAGTATCTGCTCTTATAGATAAATTCCTGATATAAACTGTCCATTATTCTTCCTCGTTGTCTGTAACGTATAGTTCCCAAAGGTTTTCATACAAAACCTTTTCAAATTCTTCACCAAGTGGTTGTTGTGCTTTCAATAGTTTTTCATATAATTCTTGTAGTTCGTCATTCATGACCAAAACTTCCACCACCATGACTTAGGTTCTTCTTCCGACTTATTCACAGGAACACCATGAAACCAAGGCTCTGGATACCAATACTCTTTCAATGACGGGAAGTGTTTTAGAATCTCTTCCTGTGCAGCAAGAGCAACCTGACGGTGTTCTTTCTGTGTGCCTGCTTCGGCTCTAACGTCAATGTAATGAATCCAAGAACGAAGCGTCCCTGACATATATAGACGGGTTGTGGTTAGACCTTCTGGTAGAATTGCTCTGGCTTGTTCTTTGGCAATGCCTTTTTCAATAGCCCAATTATAGTTGACACGCATACGACTTGCCAGATTACGCTGAATCTCTGACCAATCTTTCTCCAGCCTTTCATCATCCGTCTCAATACTATTCTGACGGTTCTTAGCGTCCTGTAGTCTTGCTTCTCTCGTTACAAACGACATGTCCTTAGTAGGATCGGCATAACGCTGGCTAAACTCTTGGAATGAGAACGAACGATGGCGAATGATCTGGTGTGAGATATCACGAGTTGTATTGATTTCCATTGTGATAGAAACCATTTCAAAAGGTGACCAATGCTTATGTTCGATTAGATACTTTAGGAGTTTTTCTGATGTTAGTGTGTTATGCTGATTGGATGGATTTGATACTCGTGCGGTGTATGCGATAAACTCATTGGGTGTCATATAGACAGGATTATTAGCCAAATCTTTATACGATTCAATAAGCGGCTGTGTTACTGCAATAATCTTAGCGTTGTTCATTTGTTACTCTTTCCATTATTAAACGATTCTTTTTCAACAATCCATAACTTCTTCTGCTCATAGTTATGATAATATTCTAGGACATGATCTATAGCAGCCAGAAACTCGACATCAACCCATTTCTCTCCACCTTCGTCCGGAAGAGGATCAGCATTGAGACGATACGCCTCCTTTAGAGAAGCAATGACAATAGCATCAGTTTGGTCATGGTCTAGTTCAATATTGTATTTCATTATCTTTCTCACCAGTTCTCTGTCACAAACTGTTTGTCCCAACAATGAGCATATCGATCATTGTGAAACACTAGAACTATCCCGTCATACATGAAGCAGTAGTTCATCACTCACCTTTTGGTTCTGGGAACATTTCTTTCGCTTGTTCGTAAGCCTTATCTACCAGATGATTTTTTTCTATAACATAGTTACTTGCTACATACCAAAGTTGTTTTTCAACAATGATCTTACCGTTCTTTATTAGCTTCTCAGGAATAGCCGAAGAACTGCAACTATGTCTCCAAGCGCTTTCTGCTTGGATAAGAATATCATACCAGTTGTATGATGGTGGAACGTTCTCTGCTCTACCATTCGAAAGAATAATCACATATACATCGTCAGTCATTTCTATCTCCTCCACGTTGACCTCCTCTATATTTGTCTGGCCATCAGAAAATATCCTTTACGTCTTTGAGACCCTCAAGGTATTCATCAAATATCTTTACCATATCTTCCTTAACCAACTCTCGGCACTTCTTTATGATAAGAAGATATTCATTTTGAACCTTATCATGCGAGAGTTCAACATAGTCCGTAGCAATGAAATTGACTAGTTGTTCATACTTACGAAGACGCTCGATTTCATCAGCGGCTTCTTCAGAAGTTTGCTGATCGTATCCATTGAAAAAGCATGGTTCACGCAGTCGCTTCACAATATCTTCACTCATTCCAAGAAACTCCCTATGTCTGGCGTTACCAAATCTAAACAAGGAACATAGAACTTCGCATACGTCTTATCTACATATCCTATAACTTTAGGTTCTATACCTCTTCTCCACCCGATCCACTCGTCTGCGGAAGTATTATAGTATATCGCTTTGTAAAAACAATCATTCATTTCGTTATTGAAATAGTATGTGTAATAGTATCCAGATCGGTTAGGTTTGGCATCAGGATACTTACTCCACGTATAGGTCATCAGTCTTTCGCCTTCATCCTCAAGAAAGTGGTGACAGCCTTTTCTTCACACGGTTCACTTATATATGATAGTATCGCACCATGCCTCATCATCAGACCATTGAATTTGCGATACTCTTCATAGAAATGCTCGTATTCATCTTTATGAACCCATTCCTCTGTGGTCTCTGAAAACATTCGGATACACCTATAATCTGTCAGGTCAAGTTTTTCGTTATTCTTAGCGAATGTTAACTCTGCCATATCCGAATCTTCACACTTTCGCCTTATCATAACATACTCCGATTCTGCTTTATTCTTGGTCATGTGTAGGCTCCTTTCCACTAAAAATATACACAATGCTTCGTCATTAGTCAAGAACCTCTAGAATACGCTGGCGCTTTTCTTCAAACTGTTGACAGGTCATCTGAAACAGTTTTTCAAGAGCATCTAGTTTAGATTGAGTTTCTGCTTGATTACGCAAGGCTTCGTCACGCTCTTTAGCCACATGCTTCAATGTAGCGTAATGGCCATTACGCTCTGAAATGGCGGCATCGAGGTCGGCTTCGGCTTTGTCAGCCCGCAAAGCATCGGGGCGACTACGCCACTCTACGACTTCCTTTGTCAGCATCTCACATCGCTCATTGGCTACGGCAAGGTCGGTACGGAGGCGGGTGATTTCGTCGGCAACTTTCTCAGACACGTAATGCCCCGTCTTGTCTATGTCTACGACGACTAGTCCATGTGGACCAAGGCGTTCCCGTAATTTTTCGACTTCCTCATTAGCGGCATCGAGGTCGGCACGAAGTTTCTTTACAAGTTTCTCTATTTGAACTACTGAGTCTGTAATCGATCCGTCATTAGGTGCTCCCATTAGTTCAGCATTGACTGAAATCAAATCAGTGTAATGCTTCTTAAACTCATTGGCTGCGGCGAGTTCGGCACGAAGCCGCAGATTTTCCTCATATACGCTTTCTCTTACTTGCTTCAATTGCTGCTGATGAATGTCATTCATCACTGTTCCCCCATAATCCAAACATATCCATCACTATTAAGATCAGAAATACACAGCCAAAAACAACATAACATTTGACAAACTGTTCTTCGCTCATTAATTGTCTCACAATTTAACTTTTATTCCCAAAAGTTCTTTTGCATGTTCAATTGCTTCTTCAATTGCTTCTTCAATTGCTTCTGAGTATGCAAGCTTGCGTTCATCAGATTCTTTATTTTTAATAAGAGTTAAGACAAAAAGAATCTTCTTTAGCTTATTTGTTTCTTCATCGGTCATTTCTTATATTCCTTTGGATCACCCATCAATTCGTCATAAGTGTCATCAATAATTGGATCGAGTAAATCTGACTCTAACTGTTCATAAATGCTATCATACAAGTCTTCGCCTTCTGGAACATCAATAAGATACGTCTTCCATCCAGCAACTTTTACATC